TCTGGGACCCCTACTAGGCCAAGGGGGTATCGAAAAAAATGTTTCACGTGAAACATAAAAGTAATTCCTTTAGGGTCCCCTTTTAAAGCGCGCGAAGCGCGCTTGGGTGGGTCCCGCCCACATGCTCTTCTCTATCCTATAATACCCTATGCAATTTCTGCATGGCTCAAGGGTGTTTATTTCTTGAGCCATGTTTCGTTATTTATTTATCAAATTTAAACTCCATTTGTTTTTTTGCTTTCTTAAAACTTTCATCAAGTCTTGAGTTATTTTCTTCAACACTTGGTAATCCTGCAAACATTGAAACAACACCTGCAAAACAAATTAACAAACCAAGTATTCTATGTTCCCCAGAATGAATAAAAGTAATAAAACCTAACATGACAATAATAAATCCTACTAGTATCATCATTAACCTTGCAATTACTTCCATATTATTTACTCGGTAAAGCTAGTAAAGAAGTCGGAATATCAAGCTGTATTCTAGCTGTACCCATTTCTTTACTTAACTCGGTTAGTGTTGGTTGTATGTGGCTACCAGTATGTAAGATAGTCAAACACTTTTCACGTTTATTTTCTAATGCGTGATAAAGTTTATGTTTTGACCTTACAAACTTTTCTGCTTCTTCAAAACATACTTTTCGCAGTTTCTTATTTATATAATCAACTGCGTTTTCTTCTTTGACTTTTACAGTAGAAATTGAAGTTTCCCACTTTCGTAATTTACGAAATCGGTTATATTTTTCTTCAATATCATCTGCCACTTTTTTAGCTTCCATTTCCAACTTGTATTCAATCTGGGCTTTTTCTGATTGAAACTTCATAAGAGCTTTACACCTCTTATCTAGTTCCTTAATCATTTTATCAAAGCCAAGTTCCTTTGGAAATTGGTCTATCTTTTTATTGACAATCTCTTCTGCTTGACTGTCAATTTCAGTCTCAACTATATTAACTTGAGTATCAAACTTTCTATTAGTCAAGTCTTTATAGTAATCAACGTGGTCTTTTCTTAATGGTTGCATAATGTATTCCTTTCTGTTTTTAGTTATTATTACAACTGATTTGTTTATAGGTTATTATAGGATTATTGTCAAGCCCTAAAAAGAAAAAAATTTTTATTTTTTTATATGGGTGGGACCCGCCCACATGCTCTTCTCTACTTTAGAATGGTTCTAAATTAGGTGCGACAATAATGTCCTTGTTATTATAGGATATTCTGTTATTGTGAATTTAGATTTAATTTGAACTTCATAGGATTTAACTTATTAAATCTGGGACACCTTCTGGTTGTGAAGTAACATAAGCAACGCTTCATCTTACCAACAACTAGAACTAATCCCTGGTCCAAGTTGCATTGCAATCAGTGGGTTTAGCCCGCCTTGGACCTGGGATTGGCAACAGCGATGGACTGGAGAGCATTCTAGAATGCTAATCTTTAAAACACTCCAGCGCCAATCTTTGATTAGTAAGCGTGAATATACCGCCAGCATATGTGCACGGGCTCGTATATTATAAATCGCTTGCTAATCTGTTTTTATTTTTTAGGGTGGGTCCCGCCCACATGCACTTCCCAGAAAAAAATTTTCGCTATTGACAATATAGGATATTATGTTATTATTAATTTATACAAATCGGAATACCGATTGAGCAATGTGCTCGGACATGGAGTGTGTAAACCAGTGCAGATATAAAATGCCTAGAGGGACTGTGACCTAGGAGTTTACACACCAAGTCTTTTTTTCAAAAAAAAAATAAGGGTGGGTCCCGCCCACAGGCACTAACCACAAGCAACAAGTCACGAGGTGGGTCCCGCCCACACGCTCTTCTCTAAAAATAAAAATTTTAACTATTGACATTGTCCTCGAACATCCTACATTAGACTCATGAAAGGAATACTAAAATATGATAACTAAAATAATACTAAGATTTGAAAACTTAGACCAGGAGCAAGAACACAAAGCCCTGGACTGGTTAGCAAATTGTGAAGAGAAAAAAGAAATGCCTTTTAAATTATTTCTACATAAAGGCGGCATTAATAATAAGATGATAGAAATCACCCGTCAAGCCGGTGACCCCGGTGAAGGTTCGAATAATAACAAGTTACGGGTTCGAACATGAACACGGACCAGGCCTGGAAATTAGTGGGAGGCCTAAGCAAGCCGGGCAAGATGCCCGGCTGGTCCATAGGTATACCCGCTAAAGAATGCAACACCGGCGGCAAGCTCCAGAATAAGGAGGGCTCAGTCTGTAATGATTGTTACGCTCTCAAGGGCTGTTATGTTTTTAAAGTTGTACAAGATGCTCAATACAGAAGGCTGGCCGCTATTAAGAACCCTCGATGGGTGGAGGCCATGGCGTTACTTATAAATTCTAAAAAACCAGATGTATTTAGATGGCACGATTCAGGAGATGTTCAGGACCTTGAACACCTTCAGAAAATTTTTGCCGTTTGTAGATTAACGCCTTCAAGAATGCATTGGATGCCAACTAAAGAAGCATGGGTAAAAAAATATTTAAAACATAAGCCTGACAATTTAACGATTCGATTATCATCACCGATGGTGGACCAGGGACCAATTAAAAGCTGGCCTAATACATCTAC